ATACAGGAAAATCGGAGAGTTCAAATGTCTCGTGGTAAACAATTACAAGAAATGGAAGTAGGCACAAAGCAATCCAAAACTGCAGTCAATGCCGGTGCTAAAGCAGCGGAACCAATGGCTAAACTATCTGGCAATATTCCAGATGGACAAAGTGGTTCTTGGGAAGATTTGGGTGGACCTACACCAGAAAATTATAAGTCTGATGATGATTCAGCAAAACTAAAAACACCTGGTGGAACACTTAAGCAAGTTAAGGATGTTGTAAACAAAGGTGCTAAGCCTGCTGAAGGAATGTGTGGCATGAAAGAGGAAGAAGAACTTGAAGATGAAGATCTGATCTCAGAAGAAGAGACTGAAGAGATTGAATCTGTAATTTCCGAAGAAGAAGTTGAAGAAAGTGAAGAGGAAGGTGAAGAAGAGGTAGTAGAAGAGCAGTACGATATTGAAGAGGATGTCAATGCTCTTATCGAAGGAGAAGAACTCTCTGAAGAGTTCAAGGAAAAAGCAAAAACAATTTTTGAAGCAGCAATTATCTCAAAAGTAAATCAAGTTAAGGAATCTCTAGAGGCTCAATATGAAGAGCGTCTAACTGAAGAGGTTCAAGAAATCGCAGAAACTCTTTCAGAGCGTGTTGATTCTTACCTTGAGTATGTTGCAGATGAGTGGTTCCAAGAGAATACGCTCACTATTGAAGGTGGTCTGAAGGAAGAGTTAACCGAATCCTTCATGACTGGTCTGAAAGGACTTTTTGAAGAACATTATGTATCAATCCCTGAAGAAAAATATAATGTACTTGAGAGCATGGTAGAAAAACTTGATGAAATGGAGACAAAACTCAACGAGCAAATCGAGAAGAACGTTTCCCTAAACAAGCGTCTCGCAGAGTCGGTTGCTGACGGAATCTTTGAACAGGTTTCTGAGGGCCTTGCTGCTACTCAGAAAGACAAGCTCGCTTCACTTGCCGAAAGTGTTGAGTTTGAAAGTGAAGAAGAATATCGTGAAAAATTGGAGACACTCAAGGAAGCATATTTTCCTTCCAAAAATACATCTCCAAGAGCTAGAACTGAATCACTTTCAGAAGGTGTAGATAATGCACCTGAGTCCGTCTCAGGTTCAATGGCACACTATCTGAATACTCTTTCAAGATTTAGCAAATAATTGAATTTAATATAATTCAAACAAAACATCCACACAACAAAGGTAAACGCAAATGTTCCAATCCGAGCATCTGCAGGAAAAGTGGGCACCTCTCCTCAACTATGAGGGTCTTGATCCTATCAAAGATTCGCATAGAAAGGCAGTAACCGCAGTCCTGCTAGAAAACCAAGAAAAATTCCTCAGAGAGCAAAATGCTTTCTCATCCTCAGGTTCATTCCTGACCGAATCTCCAACCAATAGCGGCAATGCTGCTGGATTTGGTGGTGGTTTCGGTGGTGGTGCTGATGCAGCTGGTCCTACCGCAGGTTTCGATCCAGTTCTGATCTCCCTGATCCGTCGTTCAATGCCTAACCTGGTCGCTTATGATCTGGCTGGCGTTCAACCAATGAGTGGTCCTACTGGACTCATCTTCGCAATGCGCTCACGTTACACCAACCAGAGCGGCACCGAAGCTCTGTTCAACGAAGCAGATACTACCTTCTCAGGTCAGGATGCTGGATTCGATGAGAGCGCAGGATTCACTGATGCTGTTGCTGGTATGGGTACAACCATCCAGACAGGAAGCAATCCTTCCGTTCTGAACCCAGTTGCAACTGCTTCTTCTACTGGCTACAATGTTGGTCAGGGAATGGTAACTGGTGATGCTGAGAATCTTGATGGTACGGGTGCTGATGCATTCAACCAGATGGCATTCTCAATCGAGAAAGTCACCGTTACTGCAAAGTCAAGAGCTCTGAAGGCTGAGTACTCACTTGAGCTTGCTCAGGACCTTAAGGCAATTCACGGTCTGAACGCAGAAGCTGAGTTGGCAAACATTCTGTCAACTGAGATTCTTGCTGAAATCAACCGTGAAGTTATCCGCACCATCTACAAGGTTGCTGAGCAGGGTGCTGTTCAGAACGTTGCTACCGCTGGTGTATTTGACCTTGACACCGATTCAAACGGTCGTTGGTCTGTTGAGAAGTTCAAGGGTCTTCTGTTCCAAATCGAGCGCGATGCTAACGCAATCGCACAAAGAACTCGTCGTGGAAAGGGCAACATCATCCT